CAGATTGGAGAGGTGTACAATATATCAGGATTAAACGTAGCACTTCCTCTTGCTCCAAAAGATTGCTATAAAAAAAGCGAAAAGAAAGCCGAACAGCATTGGCAAAGAGACCCATATCCAAAAGAACTTTCTAAGATTCAATCAATATTTCATTGGAATGAAAAGCCTGCTCAATTTAAAGACCATTGGGTTGATTATATTGAGAAGCAGTTTGACTATAGAGAGGAAGGCTTTTGGTTTATGAACAATGGGAAATATACCTATATAACCGGGTCTCATTGGATGTATCTTCAGTGGGCAAGTATCGACATTGGATACCCTGACTTTAGAGAAGCCAATAGGGTATATTGGCTGTTTTGGGAGGCATGCAAGGCGGATACTAGGGCATTTGGGATGATATACTTGAAGATAAGACGCTCAGGCTTCTCATTCATGGCATCATCAGAGTGTATCAACATAGGAACGCTTGCTAGCGATGCTCGTGTTGGTATGTTGTCAAAGACCGGTAGTGATGCAAAGAAGATGTTTACAGACAAGGTTGTTCCAATTAACAGCAGGCTGCCTTTCTTCTTTAAGCCAATCATGGATGGTATGGATAAGCCAAAGACTGAATTAGCGTTCAGGGTTCCTGCCTCTAAGATTACCAAGAAGAATATGTATGAGATAGAGACTGAGGATATAAAGGGATTAGATACTACGATAGATTGGAAGAATACCGAGGATAACTCATATGATGGAGAGAAGTTATTATTCTTGGCTCATGACGAGAGTGGAAAATGGACTAAGCCTCAGAATATAAAAGAGAATTGGCGTGTAACAAAGACATGTCTTAGATTGGGCAGTAAGATTATTGGAAAGTGTATGATGGGTTCTACCTCAAATGCATTAAGCAAAGGAGGTCAGAACTTTAAAGATATTTATGAGGATTCTAATGCTGCTACTCGCAATGCCAATGGGCAAACTAAGAGTGGACTATATTCATTATTCATACCGATGGAATGGAACATGGAGGGATTTATTGATTTGTATGGCATGCCTGTTTTTGCTAAGCCTGATGAGCAGATAAAAGGAGTTGATGGAGGTTGGATTAGAAATGGGGCTATAGACTATTGGGAGGCAGAGGTAGACTCGTTAAAGAATGACGCAGATGCACTCAATGAATTTTATCGTCAGTTTCCAAGAACAGAATCGCATGCTTTTAGAGATGAGAGCAAGCAGTCGCTATTTAACCTTACAAAGATTTATCATCAGATTGACTATAACGATTCCATGATTCAGGCGCATTACCTAACTCGTGGGTCTTTCCAATGGCAGGATGGAGTAAAAGATACAAAGGTTGTATGGTCTCCAAATTCATCAGGTAGATTTCTAGTTAGTTGGACACCGCAAAAACATCTTCAGAACAATGTTCATGATAGAAATGGCATTAAGTATCCGGGCAATGAGCATATAGGGTCATTTGGATGTGATTCCTATGATATATCTGCTGTTGTTGGAGGGCGAGGTTCGAATGGTGCGTTGCATGGAATGACTAAGTTTCACATGGATGAAGCGCCTACTAACGAATTCTTCCTAGAATATGTAGCAAGGCCTCAGACTGCTGAGATATTTTTTGAAGAGGTGCTGATGGCTTGTATATTTTATGGTATGCCAATACTTATAGAGAATAATAAGCCAAGACTTTTATATCATTTTAAGAACAGGGGGTACAGAGGTTTCTGTTTGAATAGACCTGATAAGCAATATAATAAACTCAATGCTACAGAAAGAGAACTTGGAGGAATACCAAACTCTTCAGAAGATGTTAAACAAGTGCACGCTGCGGCAATAGAATCATACATAGAAAAGTTCGTAGGGATTGACTTTACAGGGATGTATAGGCCGCAGGATGAAATGGGAACGATGCCATTCACAAGAACACTAGAGGATTGGGCAAAGTTTGACATAAACGATAGGACTCGTTTTGATGCTTGTATAAGTTCAGGATTAGCCATCATGGCAAATCAAAAACATATGTACATGCCTGAAAAAAAAGAGTCGAAAATTAGTATTAACTTCGCGAGGTATAGGAATGATGGAAACACAAGTCAATTGATTAGATGAAAAATATAGTAATAGACATAAAATCTACAACATTTCCAAGTCAATTAGCTTCTGACACGGAAAAGGCGTCACAAGAGTTTGGACTCCAAGTAGGTCAGGCAATTCAGTACGAATGGTTCAGAAAGGATAGTAGCTCTTGCCGGTACTATGCTCAATGGAGAGACTTCCATAAAGTAAGATTATACGCAAGAGGAGAGCAGTCTGTAGCTAAGTATAAAAACGAATTAGCTATTGATGGCGACTTATCTTATTTGAATTTAGATTGGACGCCTGTTCCAATAATCCCCAAGTTTGTTGATATTGTTGTAAACGGAATGTCTGACAGGCTATTCAAAGTAAAAGCATTTTCTCAAGATGCTATGTCTCAAGCAAAGAGAAGTAAGTATCAAGACATGATTGAGGCTCAGATGATTTCAAAAGATGTGTTGAATATTGTAAAAGAAAAGACTGGATTTAATGGGTTCACAATGGATCCTGAGCAGCTTCCAAATAATGACGAGGAATTAAATCTTTACATGCAACTTAATTATAAGCCTGCTATTGAGATTGCTGAAGAAGAAGCTATTAATACCATATTTGAAGAAAGTCACTATCAAGACATTAGAAAGAGACTTGATTATGATATGACTGTTGTGGGAATAGCTATAGCAAAGCATGAATTTCTTCCCGGAGCAGGAGTAAAAATATCTTATGTTGACCCTGCTAATGTGGTGTATAGCTATACTGAGGACCCATACTTTAGAGATTGTTTCTATTGGGGAGAGATTAAGACGATGCCAATTACTGAGTTGATGAAGATTGACCAATCATTAACAAGAGAAGATTTACAAGAAATATCTCAATACAGTCAGGGTTGGTATGACTACTATAATGTTGCTCAATATTATCAAAATAGTCTTTTTCATCGTGATACTTGTACGTTGATGTACTTCAATTATAAGTCAACAAAAAAGATTGTTTATAAGAAGAAGATACTTGAGAATGGTGGGTCTCGTGTTATTGAGAAAGATGACACATTTAATCCTCCTACAGAGATGATGGAGGAAGGTAATTTTGAGAAGATGGAAAAAACCATTGATGTTTGGTATGAGGGCATTATGGTAATGGGTACAAGTATTCTTATTAAATGGGAATTAGCAGAAAATATGGTTCGTCCAAAGTCTGCTTCTCAACATGCAATACCTAACTATGTGGCTTGTGCTCCACGTATGTACAAGGGAGTTATTGAGTCTTTAGTTAGAAGAATGATTCCATTTGCTGATTTAATTCAGATTACTCATTTAAAACTGCAGCAAGTAATTGCTCGTGTTGTTCCTGATGGTGTATTTATAGATGCAGATGGATTGAATGAGGTTGACTTAGGTTCAGGTAATGCGTACAATCCTGAAGATGCACTTAGGTTATATTTCCAAACAGGTAGTGTTATTGGGCGTAGTTATACTCAAGATGGAGAGTTTAATAATGCAAGAGTTCCTATTACGCAGTTGACGTCTAATTCAGGCGCAAGTAAAACTCAAATGCTTATAGCCAACTATAATCATTATATGGATATGATTAGGTCTGTAACCGGACTTAATGAAGCTAGGGATGGCTCAATGCCTGATCCTGATTCATTAGTTGGTCTACAGAAATTGGCTGCACTTAATTCAAATACAGCAACAAGACATATTCTTGAGGGAAGTTTATTTGTATATAGAACTATGGCTGAAGCTTTAACATATAGAGTTGCAGATATTCTTGAGTATGCTGATTTCAAAGATGACTTTGTCAATAAAATTGGCAAATACAATGTATCTATACTAAATGAAATATCAGATTTATACATTTACGATTTTGGAATATTCATTGAAGTTTCTCCCGATGAAGAACAAAAAGCACAGCTTGAAGGTAATATCCAAATGGCATTATCAAAGGGAGACATTAATCTTGAGGACGCTATTGACATAAGAGAGATTAAAAACTTGAAACTTGCCAATCAGTTATTGAAGGTTAAAAGGGTTAAGAAGCAAGATGATGCAAACAAAATGGAGATGCAAAAGCAAGCCATGGTAAATCAGCAACAAATACAATCTCAGCAAATGGCAGCGCAAACTGCAATGATGAAAATAGAAGCAGAGACTAAAGCAAAGATAACTATTAAGCAAGCAGAGATTCAGTTTGATATACAGAAATTAGAGCAAGAAATGCAATTCAAATCTCATTTGATGGCTGAAGAATTTAACTATAATATGCAATTGCATGATATGGAAGTAGGAAAGATTTCTCAGAGAGATAAGATGAAAGAAGATGAGAAGAACAAAAGAATAAGCATACAAAATACTCAGCAATCAAAGCTTATAGACCAAAGGAAAAATAATCTTCCTCCATTAAACTTTGAATCAAATGAAGATAGCTTAGATGGGTTTGACTTAGGCGAGTTTGAGCCTCGATAAAAAAGTCAAAAATTTAATATAAATTTGTAACAAATAAAATCAAATCTAATGGAGTTTAAATCAGTAAAATTAGTAGGAGAAGGACAAGAGAAAGGAGTAGCTCAAGTAGAGCAGGAACTTCTTGAAAGACATGAACAAGAAGTAAATGGAATTTTAAAGGTTGATTTATCAGGTGGTTCTAAGCCTGAGCCAACACCAGAACCTATTGTAGAGGTAGAACCTCAGATACAACAAGAGGAGGAGTTGGATGAACAAAAAGTTCTTTCATATATTGGTAAGAGATATAACAAGCAAATAAATTCTTTTGATGATTTGGTTGCTGAACGAAAAGAAGCTGAGGCTTTACCTGAAGATGTAGCTGCTTATATGAAATATAAGAAAGAGACAGGCAGAGGGTTTGAAGATTTCCTTAAATTAAAAAAGGATTTCGACACAATGGATTCAGAGAAATTATTAAAAGAATACCTTACTTCTACTCAGCAAGGACTTGATGAGGATGACATTGATACGCTGATGGATGATTACAGATATGACGAGGATATTGACGATGAGTCTGCTGTAAAAAAGGTTAAGATTGCTAAAAAGAAAATTGTGGCTGAGGCTAAGAAATTCTTTAACGAACAGAAGGAAATGTACAAAGTACCCCTTGAGTCAAGCGTGGCGTTTGTTCCTGATGAAGAAAAAGAAGAGTATGAGTCTTATAAACAATATACAAAGCAGGCTAAGACGGTTCAAGAAGAAAATGAACGTAAGCGCAGTTGGTTCGACCAAAAAACAAATGACGTATTTAGTAATGAGTTCAAAGGTTTTGAGTTCAAGATAAATGACAAGTCGTTTTCGTTTTCTCCGGGAGATGCCTCTGAGTTGAAAAGCATTCAATCTAATCCTTCTAGTTTTATTGGGAAATTCTTAGATGAGAATGGACTTATAAAAGATGCGGTAGGATACCATAAGTCTTTAGCTATTGCGATGCACCCCGACAAATTTGCAAAGTATTTTTACGAGCAAGGAATGTCTGACGCAACTGAGGATGTGATGAGAAAGACTAAGAATATAAATATGTCTGAACGCAGAGCGCCTGAGGTTTCTAAGACAAGTGATGGGATGCAGGTGAGGGCGGTAAACCCTGATTCAGGTAAAAGCCTGAAAATCCGCAGTATAAAACGTATTTAATAACATTAAAAATTTAAAAACATGGCAAGTGCTTTATTATCGGCGCCTACATATGCCCTGCAACCTGCACCGGAGCAAGTAGCGTTACAAACAAATTACATTACCAACTTCGACTTCTTAAATCAGTATCTACCTGATACTTATGAGAAAGAATTTGAAAGATATGGTAACAGAACGGTATCTTCATTCTTACGTATGGTAGGAGCTGAAATGCCTTCTAACTCTGACCAAGTAAAATGGGCAGAACAAGGTCGTCTACACACTAAGTACATCAATGTCACATCAGGCGCTGCTGCTGCTTCTGCTACAGCTACTTTGACTGTAAATGACGCAGGTGTTACTTATATAGCAGTTCGTGTTGGACAGACAATAATGATTCAGTTAAACACCACAGGTGTTTACAACAAAGCAATCGTTACTGCTGTAAACAGCGCAACTCAATTCGTAGTAGCATACTATGAAGTAGGTGGACAGGCTTTTGGTGCAAGTGCTGCTTGTACAATGTTCATTTATGGTTCTGAATTTAAAAAAGGAACTAACGGGATGGTTGGTTCTTTGGAAGCAGAAGATAGCATCTTCTCAAATTCTCCAATCATCATCAAAGACCGTTACGCCGTTAATGGTTCTGATATGGCTCAAATCGGTTGGGTTGAAGTAACATCTGAAAATGGTGCTACAGGATACCTTTGGTATTTGAAGTCAGAGCATGAGACTCGTCTTCGTTTTGAAGATTATCTTGAGACTGCAATGATTGAAGCTGTACCTATGGATAATGTAACAAACGCTGCTGTTGCAAAAGGATCTGAAGGTATCTTCTACGTTGTAAACTCTCGTGGTAACGTATGGGGTGGTGGTACTCCAACTACCTTGACTGATTGGGATACAATTGTTTCTCGTTTAGATAAGCAAGGTGCTATCGAAGAGAACGTAGTATTCGTAAATCGTGGATTGAGCTTTGACATCGACAACATGTTGGCTACCTTAAATGGTTTCACTTCAGGTGGTGTTTCTCAGTCTGCTTCTTTCGGTCTGTTTGACAATGATGTAAGCATGGCGCTAAATCTTGGTTTCACAGGTTTCCGTAGAGGTTACGATTTCTACAAATCAGATTGGAAATACTTGAATGACCCAACAATGCGTGGTGGTTTAGTTGGTAGCTCAGGTGCTGCTACTGCAACTGGTACCGTTACAGGTTTGTTAGTTCCTGCAGGTTCTACCTCAGTTTACGATCAAATCATGGGTAAGAACGCTAAGCGTCCATTCTTGCACGTTCGTTACAGAGCTTCTGAAGCTGAAGACAGACGTTACAAGACTTGGATTACAGGTTCTGCCGGTGGGGCTCAAACTAGCGACTTGGATGCAATGGAGGTCAACTTCCTTTCTGAGCGTTGCGTATGTACCTTGGGTGCAAACAACTTTGTACTTTTCCGTTATGGATAGTATATAGGATGAATACAAAGGCAGGGGGCATTAAAATCCCCTGCTTTTTTTAATATTTTAATCAAATTAAATCTTATAAAATGTCAAAAAATATACTGCCTTCTGATAAGGTATATAAATTAAAAAACGGTACGCCGTTGTCTTACACACTCGCTTCAAGAAACCATCCTAGATTTCCTTTGATGTGGTATGATGAGAAGAATAATATTAATAGAGCATTGAGATATGCAGTAAATCAAAAGTCTCCATTTGAAGACCAACAGGACGGAAATGCTATCTTAGAACCAATTATTTTTGAAGATGGTATGCTTAGTGTTCCAAAGAACAATCCTGTATTGCAAGAGTTTTTGCATTACCATCCATTAAATAATGTAGTATTTACTGAGGTAAATAAAGAGAAAGATGCATCTGCTGAGGTTTTTGATTTGAATATAGAGGTAGATGCGCTAGTAGAGGCTCGCCAATTAACTATAGAGCAGATTGAAATGCTTTCAAGAGTTATATTTGGTAAAGACCCATCAATACTATCTACTGCTGAATTAAAGAGAGATTTATTAGTGTTTGCTAAGAATGAACCTAAAGAGTTCTTAAACATTATAAATGATCCTGAATTAAAATTCCAAGCTAAAATTCGTCAGTTCTTTGAATCAAGATTGTTGACGCTTAAAAACAACGACAAGGAAATTTGGTTCAATACTGCTACAAATAAGAAAAAAATGATGTCAATTCCTTTTGGTGACGATGCTTATGATGCAGCTGCATCTTACTTGCAGAGTGACGAAGGTATAGACTCACTAAAGATGTTAGAGACCTCGCTAGGTAAATAAGATTTTTATTCTATGTTTCGTTTATTGTTTTGATTAATGATTAAATCGGGAGCGTTTCTACGCCCCCTTTTTTTTTGTATATTTGTAAAAAAGTGAGCAATGATAAACTCAGTTAGAAATACAGTATTATCTGTTCTTAATAAAAATAACTACGGATATATATCTCCATCGGATTTTAATTTATATGCAAAGCAAGCTCAACTAGAGGCGTATGAAGAGTACTTTAGTAATTTTAATAAGGGCATAAACATGGAGAATTTAAGGACTTCAGGAACAGATTATGCAGATATCAACAAAGCTACTTCTGAAACCATAGAATCTTTTTTAGTTACAGATTTTTTAGTTCCATTTGACTATGACTTTCCTGAGGTAAGTAGAGCAAGGTATTATATACCATCTCTTACTACAACTGGTAATGAAGCTTACATGATAAACAGAGTTGTGTGCTATCCTATTGAATTAACTAATGGTATATGTAGCTTAGTAATACCTGATTTGTTAGAAGATAGCAATGCCAACTTTGTAGGCCTAGTTAATCCCGGAGATATTGTTGTTAATTTAACTACGCGCCAAACAGCTATTGTTTATTTAGTTATAAGCAACACTCAGCTTCAGATTAGTGCTGATATATTTCAAACATTTGGAGATAGCTACTATATCATATCAGCTCAAGAGTATAAGGAGTCTGAGAAGATAAATAACGCCAAGCTTACAATGCTAGGCCTATCTAATCTTACTGCTCCTAGTGCTATGTTTCCTGCCTATAGCTTAGAGACCATAAAACTGCAAGTATATCCATTTACAGCTACTTACTCAGTTGCCAAATTAGGGCAACTTCAGGCACAGTATTTTAGATATCCAAAGGAACCAAAGTGGACTTACATTACACTTGCTGCAGGAGAACCTGTATTTGACCAATCTCAACCTGATTATCAAGATTTTGAATTGCCTCAGGAAGATGAGTTTAAATTAATAATGAAAATATTGCAATATTGTGGTGTTTCTATACGTGAGAATGAAGTTACTCAATTTGCAATGGCTCAAGAACAACACGAACAACCAACATTCAGTCAACAACAATAATAAGGTATGGCATATATATCAGATTATCAATACTACGCAAACTCAGGCAATACACCCCAAAATGCAAATTGGGGCTCATATCAATACGTTAGTCTGTTTGATATTGTAAACAACTTTATGTTGATGCATACTGGTAATCACTCCTTGATAAATAACGAGGAAAGATACAAGGTGTTGTTTCATGCAAAAAGAGCTATACAAGAATTAAACTATGACGCTTTTAAGGAGATTAAAGTCCTAGAATTATCTGTGGTGGACTCTTTAAGATATGTTCTTCCACAAGACTTTGTGAATTGGGTTAGAATATCTCTTTATAAAGATGGAATACTAAGACCATTAACAGAAAATATTCAAACTTTGTCATCAAGTGCTTACTTACAGGACAATAAAGGAAATATTCTCTTTGACCAATTTGGGAATATACTTCGTCCTCAAGACTCAAACATTGACTACGATAGAATACATAAGACAAAGAAGAGTATTTATCTCAATCAAGGACATCAATTTAATGGGCAGTGGGGATATAATGTAGACGGTATGTGGTACTTTGACTATGGCATAGGCGCTGCGTTTGGACTCAACACAGAAACGGCTAATTTTAACCCTACGTTTAATATTGATAAGAAGAATGGTGTTATTAACTTTGACTCAGGAATGGCAGGAGAAATATGTATCCTTGAATACGTATCTGATGGAATGGAGAATGGAGATAATTCCTTAATTACAGTTAATAAGTTGTTTGAGCAGTATATCTATGCAGCCATTAAATTTGAGATGTTAAATACAAAATATGGCGTTCAAGAGTATATTGTAAACAGAGCTAGAAAGGAAAGAGGTGCTTTACTTAGAAATGCAAAAATAAGAATGAGTAACATTCATCCCGGCAGATTATTAATGAATCTTAGAGGTATGGACAAGACAATAAAATAAAATGACAAAACTTACAAGGAATTTTTTAGCAGGTAGAATGAATAAGGTTTTTGACCAACGTGTAGTTCCAAATGGGGAATACATAGACGCAATGAATATCCGCATGGGGTCGACTGAAAATTCTGAGGTTGGAGTCATTGAGAATACTAAGGGAAATATTGCATTAACATTATTAACCTATACAGATGGTACGCCATTAAGCACTGATGCTTTATGCATTGGTGCTGTAGCAGATAGTGCCAATGAAACTATATATTGGTTTGTTCATGACTCAGGGTTTGTTTCTAGCACGACAGGTAAGCTAGATATGATAGTTTCCTTGAACGTAAACACAGGGATACTTACTTATAATGTTATAAGTACAGATGATGGTGGAGGCGTAAATACTACACTTAATTTTGATCCTAAATATTTAATCACAGGTGTTAATAAGATTGAGAATTTAATCTTCTTTACTGATGATTTTAATGCTCCAAGATTTATAAATGTAACTGCAAACTATCCAAATCCAATTGCATATATAGACCAATTCAGCGCAGAGAGGTTACTTGTGATTAAAAGACCTCCTACTGAATCTCCTGCTGTGCTGCCAATAATTACAGGCGGTCAGCAGAACTATATGGATACAAGGTTTATATGCTTTGCATATAGATATAGGTATGCTGATGGAGAGTATTCAGCTACATCGCAATGGTCTGCTCCTGCATTTATTCCACAAGCATTTCAGTTTAGCATTAATAGTTTTTTAAATGAGGGGATGGTAAACCTTTGTAACGCTGCAAAGATTACTTATAACTCAGGTGGATTACTTGTGGTTGGTGTTGATTTGTTATTTAAACAAGCAAATAGCAATATAATAAAAATCATAGAGAAGCTTGATAAGCAAGAATTAGGGTTAGGCAATAATACAGATTATCAATACATTTTTGATAATAGCAAGATATTCACAATACTTCCTGATTCAGAAATATTGAGACTTTATGATAATGTACCAAGATTTGCAAAGGCTCAGACAATTATGGGCAATAGGCTTATGTATGGAAACTATGTGGATGGATATGATTTAATTGACAAGCAAGGGAACCCAACAAGGTTTACCTATACTACAAATCTTATTAGTGAAATTATAGGAGATACTCAGTTAATAGATACTGCAGCTACAGGAAGTTATAGTATAGACGGAAGTAGAACTGTAGTTGATTCAATTGTAAATATAGATTTTAGCTCAGTATCTTTAAATTTGAAACAAGGTGGGTCATTTTCATTAGACATAACAATTACACATGATTCATTTTCAGGACCTACTGTTCCAACAGAATTAACATCAAATGTAAAAGTTTCCCTTTTCTTTAATCTTCTTCAAGACTATACTTCTGTTTATCAGATGGCAATAAGTCCTGAATTTCAAGAGGCAGTAGGAACTATTGCAAATATTCTTCCTGTATATGATCCATTAGGACTTACAAATCCTTGTGATGGATACACGTTTACTGATAAGATGAATTGTAATTTGCTAAACAACTTAACTTATTCAGGAGGTTCTTTGGCAAAATACGCTAGCGGCATATCTGCTGTAGCTCAGCCTATTAAAATAATAACAAGTCCCGGTAGTGATATAATAGGATTTCAGGTTATTGCTATGAAGTATGTGGATGACCTTGTAACTCCTACTACTTATGCTTATGAGTATTATAAAGTGATTTCTGCTGATGCTACATATCAAGAGATTTCTAGTCCAAGAAGCTTGCATAGCAATAGAGGGTATGAAATCGGTATGGTGTATATGGATGAGTTTAATAGAGCAAGTACTGCTTTGGTTAGTCAAAATAATGTCGAGTATGTTTCATGCTCAGATTCTGATGCAAAAAATTCAATTCAAGTAATAATACCTACAAGTCAGATTGCTCCTGCTTGGGCAAAGAGATACAAGTTTGTAATTAAGCCTGACCAAGAGAATTATGAAACAATATATAGCAGCATATTCTTTTTGAGTCCAACAAGCAATGATGTATATTTTTTACTTGAAGGAGAGAATGCAAGAAAGGTGGAGCAGGGTGATAGGTATGTTGTAAAAAGAGATTCCAACGGTCCCACAAAAAGTTGTATATATGCTACAGTTCTTGAGAAGGAAGCTAAGGTGCAAGGGTTCATAGTCCCTGCAACAGGCGTAACTCCTCCCGGTGGTGTGTATATGAAAATAAACCCAAACTCGTTTTCTGTAACTAATGACCCACTAGCTATAATTGCTCCCGGTACAAAAACTGTTGGTACCTATGACGATGGTATCGGTCCAATCATGCAGTACCCAATGAACATTGAGGATACTGCAGTTCCGGGCACGTATATAGATTACACGGTTCCTGCAGGAAGTAAGATTTCGATAAATATTACAACTCAAAGACTAGGTCCGGGAGATGGCAATAGAAGTTGTGAAAAAAGAATATATACTTGGTCTCAGAACTTTATATCTTCTGCTAATTATAACAATATGTTTGATTGGTTTAATGGGGATAATATTGGTCAATTTGTTAATAATGGAACATCAACTGTAGGTGGCGGAGCAGGACCTGTTGGTAACGTATATTACCCAACCCTTCTTTCAAGTCCACTTTCTATTGGGTATGATTTCAATACGAATATTTGGCAATTTTCTAGAGAATTAAATAATGCACTTAGTCTTAACGTAAGAGCAGTTGAGGCTTGTGGAGGTGCAAACACTGATAAAAGAAAGTCATCAATAATATTAGATATTCAAGTTTTTCGTGCTGAAAATATTTTTGTTTTTGAAACAGAACCTAGTGATGCACTGCCTGATGTTTTCTTTGAGAATGACTTGTCGTTCGCAATAGATATTGATGGAAACCATATGGGTAATGTTCAAGACCAAGATGTAGCAGCAGGGACTCCGGGTATAGTTAATACTGAATTTTTCAATTGCTTTTCTTTTGGCAATGGAGTTGAAAGTTATAAGATTAGAGACTCAATTACAGGTAGGTCATTTAATTTAGGAAACAGAGTTACAACTGTTGCTGCTCAAGACTATAAAGAGACCGATAGATTTGCTGATATTACATATAGTGGTGTTTATAATCCTGAGACCAATCTTAATAAGTTAAATGAATTTAACTCAGGACTACTTAACTATAAGAACCTAGAGTTATCATTTGGAGAGATATATGTATTGGATGGCAGAGAGACTGACGTGCTTGTTTTGCAAGAGGATAAAATATCTTATGTATTAGCAGGTAAGAATCTATTGTCTGATTCAGCCGCAGGAGGAGCGATTACATCAGTACCTGAGGTATTAGGCACACAGATTGCAAGAACAGAGAAGTATGGCATTAGCTTTAATCCTGAAAGTTATGTTCAGTGGGGATACGACAGGTATTTTACTGATGCCAAAAGAGGTGCAGTAATTCAGCTTCAGGGTAACTCATACTCTAATGAGCAATTGAATGTCATATCTGATTTGAACATGAGGACATGGTTTAGAGATACATTCAATGCTTCTTTTGGAACTCAAAAGCTTGGAGGATTTGACCCGTACATGAATGAGTATGTATTGACAACAACAGACAGGGACTTGCCTCAAAACCCATCATGCTTGGCATGTGGTGTATCTCAAGTATTTACACTATCAGGAGACATAACTAAAACCTATTGTGTAGACTTAGGACCACTTATAGGTCAGACAACTGTATCTTGGAACGTGATAAGCATAGACCCCGGAGCGGAGTTTAATGTAATAATAGTATATAATGGAATTACTTATGAATCAGGTCTTATAGATTATAGCGACTTCTTTACTTTCTATAAAGACTTGAATTTTGTAGACATAGCAAATGTATCTATAGTCTATACAGGAAGTGTTGTGTTAGATTTGCTTGTCAATTGTCCTGTAGCTGAAGAAATGACAATAGTAGAGGTCGTATTGACTAGCAACTACCAATCGGGAGAAACTATACATGCTGAGTATAAATACACAAATGGAAGCTTTGTTGGTCCATGGCAGTCAAATTTTGTAACATTTGCAAGTAGTACATCAAGCCCTATTGTATCTTGGTACAATGCCATATCGGGCTATGTAGGGTCAGGTACATTCCCTCCTGCAGGAAGCACTATGAGACTTCAAAGCAATAAGATTGGATTTGATACATTTAATTTTGATCCTGCATACGATAAATTTAGATATTTAAGAAGCAGTACTCTTTATGCTAACAATAGCGTAGATATAACTACGATGATTTCTGCTTCAAGCTTAGCTGCTCCAATATCAGGAGGGGGCAATACTTATCATGCAGATTTTATTGTTCCGCCAACAGGCAATTATCTTTATTTAATTTGGGATTTCAGAAAATCAAATCCACAGTTGTTGTGCTACTCAGAAACATTAGAATCATCTGCTTGCTGTGATTGTGGTCCATGTGATAATGATTGCTATGAAATAACTGTTGAGTCAGGTGCAACTCCTTGTTTTATATATATACCGGGAGGATTATGTGGTACACTTCAGGGTGTTCCATATATACTTAAGGTAAATGCAAATGACTCTTATAAGATATGCATATACAGACCTGCTCGTGATTTGGGATACACTGTTTTATCAGGTAATCCGGTAATAACAATTGGAGGGTGTGGATGTAATGCTTGTAGTTTAGATTGTCATACTTGGTATGTTACATGCGTAAGCGGCTCTTGTACTTTAGGTTACTTAAATTGTAGAGAAGAACCTGTTGATGAAATAATAAATGCAGGCGTTAGTAAAATGGTATGTGCAATTGGCGATATATCATCATTTGATAACGTATTAATTTCAAAAATGCCTTATTGTGGATGTTGTAATAAATCAGGAGATCAGTGTGTAAGTTGGACTTTTTATAATTCAAGTAGCACTGCTAATGTTGATTTTACTTACAAAGATTGCGATGGTAGTATTGTGACTACAACATTAAGTCCATTAGAAGTAGGAAACTATTGCTGTCAGGTTTCATACAAACCATTTGCATCATCAACAGATGGAGTTATAATATTTGATTCATGCACTTGTAGATAATAAATTTAATAAACTATGCCAATACAACAACCGTTCTATATAAACGGACCATCACTTGCCTCTGCAACTGCTGTATTTTTAGATGCCGCACTTACATTATGTGCAGATGATGGATTTTATTCAGATGGGTCTATAACTAGAGAGCAGGTGGGGTGCGTATTGCTTCCCGAGAATACCTGCCCTGATTGCACTTGTACATGTATAACATTTATAAACAATACTGCAATCCCTCAGATTGCTAGATGGGTGCAGTGTCCTGATGTATTTTCTTACCCAGTATATTTTATACCTCCATTTGGTACATTTAAGGCATGTGGGTCTAATCCAAGCACAGACGATTTGCCCGGTTCGGTTACATGGATAATAGGAGACACGTGTGATAGAACTAATGCTTATCCTGCTTGCAATGTTCCTAAATGTCATACTTTACAAACGACCGCCGGCGATTTGACTTCAACTTGCACTATTACATACTATGATATGTATGGCGTATTTCAAACGCTTATTGCATACGGAGGCGATGTAAACAAAATATGCGCTCAGGTAGGAAGCGTTAATGTAACGTGTACAGGAACGGCTTTTACATCGGTAACACAGAGTAATACGGTTTGCACATATTTTGATGAGTGTATTTAATAATTTAGACAACAAATAAACCATGTCATACTATACATTAACATATAGCGAATCAGTAAAAGGATGGCCTTCTTTTTATTCCTATTACCCTGATTGGATAATAGGGATGAACAACTATCTGTACACATTCAAAGGCGGAGACTTGTATAAGCATAATGTGAACGAGACTAGAAATACATTCTACGAGCAGTGGTGGGCAAAGTTTCCATTCCCTCCTCCACCTCCCGGACCATTTGTCCCAACTAGGTTAGTTGGTGTTATTAATGATGCCATACTTGATAATAAGTTATTCAAGACTATTGTATTACAAGGGGACTCTCAGTGGGATGCTACGTTAGTAACTGACATTCAAAACTCAGGAGGTATTAGTGCGTCATGGTTTGAAAAGAAAGAGCAAACGTATTTTGCCTTTATAAGAAATGGCTCGTCAGGAGAGTTGTCAACTAGGGCAGTTACAGGTATAGGCAGAAGTCTTAGCGTTACAGGTGGAGGCACGGAGGTAAACTTTTCCATATCGCCATTGGTTGCAATAGGTGGCGTAATAAGTATTGGGGATAGCGTTTACTTCGCTATACCGCCTGCTTATGGTACAACATTCTTTGCAGGCATTGTATCTAATATAATACAAAATTATCCGGGTGGTTTAAATAGGATAGTAGTTAATACGGCTGTACCATTAACAGTACCAATATCGATCCAAACTGCATATTTCTTCTGTGTAAAAAATTCTGTTGCTGAATCACATGGCGTATTAGGGCACTATTGTGTTTTTGACATGTATAACTATTCTGCAAGCAAGATTGAGTTATTCTCAGTAGGATCAGAGGTCATGAAAAGTTTTCCTTAATAATTGATATATTTGTAATCAATATGGCACTAGATATACGAATACTAAATAGCTCAGATTACGATGAAATCCTAGTAGGTTGGTGGAAGGATTGGGGATGGGACCCTCCTCAAAAAGATTTTCTTCCTAGTGATGGAGCAGGAGGCTGTATAGTATTCGATGAAGAAACTCCGGTATGCGCAGGTTTTATGTATATAACAAACTCTAAAGCAGTTTGGATAGATTGGATTATATCCAATAAGAACTATAGAAAAAAACCTGAGCGCAAAGAAGCTATTAAACTACTCATAGATACACTTACAAATATTAGCAGAAATTTGGGAAACAAATACGCTTATGCTTTAATAAAGCATAGTGGTCTTATAGAGTTTTACGAAGAATTAGGTTACGTAAAAGGAGATAGCTATTCATCTGAAATGATTAAAATTTTATAATATGGCATTAGGTACAACAGCAATAATAGGATTAGCGAGTACGGCAGCGTCTATCGGAGGGGCAGGAGCTAATTTTATACAAGCAAGCAAGCAAATGAAATTGCAAAGACAAGCCGAGCAAGACGCGAGCAAAGCATACGAAGAGGCTAAACGACAAATAAATGTAAATCCATGGGATGCGCTTGGTATTCCAAAAGAAGCATACGAGTTAGAGAGGCAGGCTTTCCTTTCTCAGGGGGCTCAAGCTATTGCTGCAGGGCAAGAAGGAGATAGAGGGGCGGCAGCAACTGCAGGACGTATTCAAATGGCTCAGAATGAGGCTCAGGCAGGTGTTAGAACAGATATGAGTAAAGAGTTGCAAGATATGGCTAAATTAAGTGCAACAGAAGATACAAATATAAAAGATACTCTTGCAGGATTAAGCCTTAGTCAAGCGCAAGGTTATCAGGCTGCAGCTAAGGAGGCTAAAGAGGCAAGGGCTAAATTAATTCAAGAGGGAACAAAGGGTGTTACGGAGGCTGTAAAAACAGGCGTTGAGACATTTGTTCCTTTATATTTAAAACACAGAGGTAGAGACCCACTTACAGGAGAAAAAATAGGCAAAGCAACGCCCAATCAAATACAGAATGCAGGAAAAGCAATTGGGGCGGCAGGCAGTACCATGTCAGCAGGAGCTGTAGCCGGTTCTGTTGCTAAAGCGCCTACATCTACACTTGATCAGTATAGTAATTACATGTACAATAACAGTGGAGACTACAATTACTTTAATCCATTAAATCAATAATATATGCCAATAGGATACGGATACCAAGCTAGCGGTGAAGAAGGATATGTGAATTGGGCGGAGGCGGCCAAAGGGTTTACCGACATGCTCGCTACGGAGAATAAGAGAAGAGAAGATAAGAAGGCCGCTTATGATGCTGAAGATAGAGAACTTGCTAATAAGTTAGCCAATCCTGAATATGGTCAGTATAAGGATGGCAATGATTTCATTTCCAACTATGTTGATAATATGACTAAGCAAAGACTTATTGATTCAAAATTATTTAAGGCAGGTTATTTAAAAGAGAAAGATTACGTATTAAAAACAAATAATGCTGTAGACGGAACTACTACATTATTCAACCTTCAGAAGAAATATCAGGAGGAATATAAGGGTATGATGGAAGGGGTTAATGAAGGTTCATTGCAAGCTATTAACATTTTTAATATGTCTACGATAGACGGATTTGCTGACTTCTCAAAAACAAGAGCATTTTTAGACCCGAAATCAGGTCAGGTAAAATTGGCTAAATTAAAAATGAATCCTCAAAAAGGTATAATGGAGGTGACAAATGACATCGTTCCTGTAGGTACAGCCATGAGAAATATGTCAACAAGGATAGCGACATTTTATTTAGATAAAAATGCTGAGAGAGATGCCGCTTCATTAGCTCCATTGAAAGTGGATATAGAAAGAGCTGCTACAATAGCAGGAGCAGGTAGTGTTACTGAATATATAAACTCTCCTTCAATGTTTGAGGCTAAATTCCCTGAGGGGAAAAAAGCTGTTGAGGAGTTTAACAAAGCCATAAACAATCACGTAGAAAAATACTTGGCAATCCCATACAATCTAACATCTATTCTTACTCAGAACACAGGTAAGTATGGAGCTGATTCATTTACTACCGATAGAGCACTTGCTGATAAAGATAAAAGTAAGATATTGGTAAAGATAGACCCATCTACAGGATTGAATACTATAGATGATACAGGTTCTCATTATAAAGAGCAAAGAGAAGAGGCCTTTGACTATGCAAGAAACCAAATTGTAAGTAGAATTGATAAGAGTAAAAAGATACAGACATCTACAGGTCAAACATCTCGTAATGAGCCAAGCGCAACAATGTTAGCAAGAACTGATACTAAAACAGATTCTGAAAATTTAGGACAACAATTGGGTAAATATCTTACAGGGGATATAACAACTGCTACAAATGCAAACACATACTTGAAACAGTTTGGAATACAAACTCAAAAAGTAAAGGTTAAGCAGGCTGATGGAACAGAGAAACCAATGATTAGGTTTTATAACAATGAGGGAAAAAGTTTTGATTATGATCCAAAACAAAAAACTGGTGAATTAATTAAATCAGCAGTAGCAGGTATAGGAACTTTAATAAAAGATAAAGAATTGCTTGAAGATAAAGTGCTCAATGCAGCAATAAAAGAAGCAGGAGGTAGGAATGTTACTTTTGATGCAGTAGGGGGAGGATACGAGGGTCCTAAGAATTATGCTAAAGACATAAGCAGCTATGTTTCTTCAAATTTAGATAGTCAGATAATACTTGATAATGCTACAGAAACAGCAGCTAATCTTAATGCGCAATTTGGGGGTCTTGGTTTTACATTTGATTTTGAAGACCCTACTTTTGGAAATACGGACGATATTATTATATACAAGAAAGGACAGGATGCATCAAAAGATAAGGGGGTTAGGTTTTCTGTAGATAACAAATCACAGGTTAAAAAAATATTAGAATGGATAACTCAAAATGCAAATCAAATAGAAGCTGAGACATTTTTTGTGAACAATCCTGATAAACAAGCAAAAAAAGAACCTGCACCAAATCCTGATCAAGCACCATAAAAACAAAAATAATGGACGAGAAATATTTACAAGATTTATACAATTGGATTAAGACTAAAGACACTTCTTATGAAGGTAGGTATTCATTTCAGGATTTTACAAGTAAAATGCAGGATACGAATTATGCCACTAAGATGCATCAATGGATAAGTACAAAGGATAATACTTTTTCGCAAAGACATCCAATAGATAAATTTATTGGAGAAGTTGGAGGCGGTACTCAACAGCCTTCCGTTGAAAAAAAAAATTCAGTCGCTTCGGGTTCGTCTTCGGCAGATGCTTCATCGGCATCATCATCGCAAGAGACTGAGGATGATGGTATCCTATCTAAGATTGGTAATGCTGCACTTAAAGCAGAGGCCGCTACTCTTATGGGAGCAAAAAAAGTAACTGATGCAGTGGGAGGTATAGCTTCAAATATATGGTCTGAAGGTTTCTTAAAACCTGCTGATGACGTATTGAATGCTTTTAAAAACCAATTGAGAGAAACCAATTTTTTTGGAGAAGATATACCTGATACGGATAAACCTGCGAGCGATGCTGTAAAAAAGCAATTAGAGCAATTAAGTAAGAAAAAAGGAGGAGACATGTCTCCTATAGAACCAAGGGCTATACTGACAGGGGTTGGTAATATATCTTCTTTAATAATAAATTCGGTCTTACCTCAAAAAGAAAAAAATAAATTAGTATTAGGTCTTGCAAATGCTTCTTCAAGCATAAAAGACCAAGTTAAAGACATAGAGGATTATCAACAGAAAGTTGCGCCTGAGGGAGTAATGAAGGTGCCTTATGAGATTACTAAGAACATAGCAGGAATGGCGGTTGATTTGGGATTAGCAGCAGCGTCTGAGAACCCTTTGTATGCTGAATCAGCGGCGGCTAAATGGGCAGAAACCACAACTAAAAAAGCAGTTCCCGTTATTGAGAAGTATTCTAAAACAGCAGCTAAAATAACAGAAAAGTATTTGTCTAAGACGACAAAGCTTGTAAAAGAATCAGCTACTTCTCCATTTACTAAAATCATGGCAGTTAAAGGTGCTGTAAAAGGCATGGCTGAGACTGAAGAGGGAGAGAACGTATATGTTAATTCATTGTATGGGGCATTAGAAGGTGCGGCTGAAGGTGCGTATATGCATGTGCTTGGTGTGACTGCAGGTGAGGTTTCTCCTGCTATAGCTAAATTTATATCAAAGACAGGCCTTAATAGTGCTATAGCTACGGCTATATCAAATCCACTTGCCAATGCAGGTGTGTTTACATCAGCTAAGGCATTGAGGGTTGCTGCCACAGAAAGAAGAGCATTGACGACTGAGGAGATGATCATGGAGGCAGGCACTGGCGTTGGATTTAGTTTACTGCATGCCGGGTCAATATATAAGAACCAAAATGAAGCTAACCACTACTATGAGAGCGTACTAAGTGACAATCCTATTAACTCGCTTGGAAGGGTTATAAATGAGACTAAGGCAAACCTTGATGTATCTTATGACCCAAATCTTACTCAAGATGACATACAGGCTATGATGACTGCAAGGGATGCTATAAAAAAAGCTATCCTCAAGGAACCTGACATGCAAAAAAAGAAGACTCTTGGAGATGAGGCTGTTAAGTTGCAAAATAAAATAGATGCTCATAATACAGTTAACGACATTATTGAGCATAGAGATGCACTTATTGACTTAATAAACAACAATAAGAGTTTTGGCGTAAGCGAGAAGAAGATGATAATTGATAAGATATCGGCTATTGCCGATGCTTATGACAATTCAGAGTTTGGTACAAGAAAAAGAGAACTGAATGCAGAGATAATAAATTTGGATACTGAGCTTAGTGATTTGTCAGAGAAGTTTACAGACTCAAAATTACCTTCAGAAAGAGCGTCTATAAAAGCATTTATTGATGCCAAGAAAACAAGGCTTGGAGAGTTGAATAATGAGCTAACCGAATTAATGACCAATAAACAAAAAGAAGATGCCATTCAAAAGCAAACAACAGATGAAAGCGTGTTACTCGGCCAACAACCCGAATTGGGATTGCAAAAAGTGGGCGAAGGAGACGCCGAATCTAACCTCACTCCCGAACAAAAGCAAGCCATCACTGATGAAGATGCGTACCAACAAGAAAAGTTAGACAATCCTTACGATGAGCAAGATGTGGAAGATGCTAAAAGATACTTTGATAACCCTATTGCTTACCTAGAGGATAAGGTTAAATTTTGGGAAGAAGATGTTAAGGATAATCCAAACGATGAGACAAGTGTAAGTATACTTGATCGAGCCAAAGCTGCACTTGAGGCGCATAAAGCTGCTGAGGCTAAGCCTGAAAGCACAACCATTCAAGCCGGCGGCAGTACTACCGCTACTACAAGTGGTGGTCCTACTGAGGTTACTACCGGTGGCGAAGGAACGGAGACTAAGACAAGTGGTACAGATGTAGTTAAAACCAAAAAGAATGAAGATAATGAGCACACGGTTACGCTTAATGGGGAAGAGATAGGTAAGATGTACTATGACCCAAGTCAAAAAACTTGGCAAAATGCAAACTTTAGTAGAGTAGGAGAAAAGCCTAATTCATTTAAATGGGTTTACGGAGATATACTTGGAGAGTCTAAGCAAGAAGCTATTGATGAGTTAATAAAAAGAAACAAAGAAACTAATAAACAAGAGCCTCAAAAAGAAGAACCTCAAAAAGTACAATTTACAAAAGACAACATACTAAATAGGTTTCTTAACAAACTTAACAGCTTAAATCCGCTTCAAAAAAATCCTATTGACAACAAGTCGTTTGTTTATGGAGATAAGGCTTCTTTAGAATTTAATAGGTTTGATAAAGGAGATAAGAATGAGGTATCTATTGAATCAATATTATCTCTTGATAAAGGTAAAGGTGTAGGTAAGGCTGTTATGAAAGATATAATAGATGCTGCTGATGCGCTTGGAGTTAAACTGACGCTTGATGCAAAACCTTTTGGTAGAGAAGGATTAAGCAAGGAGCAGTTGATTGACTTTTATAAAAAGAATGGTTTTAAGGTTGATTTTGAAGATGTTTTTGGTGGAGAGTTTAAAACAGAACAGGAACTAATTGACTATGCTTTAGAAAACGAATCTGAAGCTGTTCCAATGAGCAGGGAACCAAAAACTCGTGGCGATGTTACTATGACTGAAGGAACGGAGACTAAGACAGGAGGAGAGGATATTTATTATAAAAGTGGAAAGCTAAAAGGAGAATATATTAGAGAGCAATTAGGCAATGCATTACGTAAAATGTCTTTCAGGAAATTTGGAGATTTATATAGAAAGCATTTTGATAAATTTTTTACTCGTGAAGATAATTCACACAAGTTAACCGGAAACGATACTTTTAGAGAATTAGCTAACTATATAATATCAGATGAGTATTTTGATTACGAAGATAGTGAAGCTAAATTCAGAGCATTTGCAAAAGATGCAGGAATTGAAATACCTGAAAAAATAGAAACAAAAGTAGAAGTTAAACCCGAAAGCACTACAGTTACCGTTGGTGCAGGCGGTGCTACCGCTACTACAAGTGGCAAGCCTACCGATGTTACCATGGCTGAAGGTCGTGAGACTAAGACAGGAGTAATGGATGATATTGAACTGCTAATACCTAAGTATAAGGAGTATGTTGATAGAGATTTGCAGAAAGCTAAGGATAAGTACAGAATCAATAAGAGTGAGGCTAATAAGAAAGCGCTTGATAAGGCTAAGGCAGAAGCTGAAGCGTATAAGAAAGATGTTGCTGATTCTAAAGAAGAAGCATTGAAGATATTAACAGAGTCAAATGAATACAAGACCGCTAGTCAAGTTCAGCAAGATGCAATGGTAAAGGAAGTAGTTAGGAAGTTTGGCGAGAGAATAAAGAAGTCTCCAAGTCCTGAAACAATACTTGGTGTTGAGCCGCCTAAAGTTGTTACCATGACAGAGAAGACTGCACTTAAAGAGCAGATAAAGGCATTTGGCAGAGGTGTAAAAGAAGGATTAAAGACTGCCAAGGATTTAATGGAGAGAAGAAAGGTATTTGCAGAAGCCATCAAGCAAATAGAGAAGTCAGGAGCTATTAGCACAAAAAAAGTAGACGCCTTACTCAACAAAATAAGTAAGGTTAATTTAGAGGATGATGCAGCAGTTGAAAAAGTTATTGAGTATGCTGAGAAATTATTTGAAGATGCTGAGTATGATAATAAATTAAATGATGCCAATGGCGTAAGAGCAGCAATAAAAGCACTTGCAAGCAATAAAAAGAAAAATGCAGACCTATCTGTGTTTGCAAAACAATTCTTGAAAATACGTCCATCTGATGTTGAAAATATTGACGAGTACAATGAGATGGCCAAGAAAATAAGAGAGTCATTGGAAGGGTCTAAAATTACAAAGGACAAGAATAATTCCATAAAAATAGCGGACATGATTGACATCGCTAAGATGGGCGATTATGTTGACAAGATGCTTGATGCGCAGTACAAAATTGATAAAGACAAGCTAATAAAATCAGCAAGAGGAATAATGGGCGATGACGCTACGTTCCTTAGTGATGACGAGGTTCTTGAATTAATTAAGACAGGTCAAGTTCAAGGCAACGAGAAGGTAGATGATAGTCTTCTTAAGAAGATAACCGAAAGAGTAAACAAGATATTTGACTCTAGTGCTGCCATGGTTGATGAGATACTTCGCACAGGCAAGGACCCATTAACCGGAGAGGACATTGATTTGTCTGAAGGTAGAAAGAAGATTGTTGAAAGGTTTATGTCTATGGACATGAAAGACCTTAGCGACAAAGAAAAGCTTGGTGTTATTGATGCGCTAAACAATTTCATTCGAAATGGATCAGTTGCAAGCATGGAGACCGTTTATGCCGACTACAAAGCAAAAGACAATTTAGCAAAGGCAATAGAAAACAATGTAGTAGCTAAGAAACTAAAATTATTCTTCAGCAAAAAAACAGGTAGAGCATTTGGTCAGCAGATATCAACGCTACCTAATTTAACAGAGCAGATGTTCCGTGGTGTAGCGGCATCAGAAGAGTTTAAAAGACTGTCGGGCATTACTGAGTTAGTAAACAAAAAGGCTTCCGTACAAAGAACAATGAATGTGCTTACTGATTCATTCATTAAAGAGTTCTACAAACAAAAAGCAAATGGCAAGGCATTTGATACGGCTGAGAATGTAGCCGAGAGAGGCATTATTGCAGCCATGAAAAGAGACGTACCCGGAACTCCAGAGCAGCAGAAGGCTGAGTTTGTAAGAAAGAAAAAGTTAGCAGAAAAGAGTATAGAGCTTTTGAGAGATGGAACAGAGCAGGAGCGTAAATTAGCTGATGTATATCAGAAGGCATACGACAAAGTCTTGAAAGATTCTAATACAGTTGATGAGGTATTAAAAAAATCAGACGATAAAAACATTGAGGCTGTTGATTGGTGGATTGATAAGTGGTCTGATATATACGACCAATTGGCTGATGTGTCTGAGAGTATCTACAATAAAAAGTTAGACAGAGATTTGAACTACACTAACTTTAAGTTCTCCTTACTTTCAGGAGGCGAGAAAACCATTGAGCCATCTTCAAGAGAGTCAATATTCCATAATAGCAATAACGACATATTTGGCAAGGGTGTATACAAAAAGAAGGCAGGCGTACTTGAGAAGTCAACAAGGCCTGAAGCTGATGGTATGGAAGATAGATACTTTGACTTGTCTTTTGACAGGAACATGATTAATGCATATCAGGATGCTTTGATGGACATTAATACTGCAGGAACAGTAAGACAAATAGAGTCGTTCTTTTCTTCTAAAGCCATAAAGAAAATAATACCTAATAAAGAAGACCGTGATTTGTTATTTAGAAATAGCGGAAAGGAAGGAGTTATTCCTGACTTGATAAGAACCACAAGGCAAAGACAAGTTGTTCAGACAGATGAGTTGACAAGTGTTCTTAGAAAACTTAGCAATCTCGGTACAGCAGGTGCAGCTACTGCATTGGCAGGTATAACTCAGCCTATTAAGCAAACTATTCCTGTTGCTATAAATACACTTCTCAATGCCGGAAGGATGCCTGATTTTCGTTATTTTATGAACAAAGACAAGGTAGACTTTATTAATAATTCACAAAGAGCAATTGCTATCAGGGGTGGCAAGTCTAGAGTTAATGTTGATTCCATAAATAAATTAGCTGAGGCTGCTGATACATCAAATGCATCAAAAATAATTGATTTTTTAGGTAAGGCAAATGAGATAGCGTTAAAAATATTTATTGAAAGGCCTGACGTATGGATAGCAAAAGCTTCTTGGATTACTTATTATGAAAAAGGATTAAAGAAGCAAGGTATAGACCCATCAAAGTTTGATTATGGAAAAGATAAGATAAATGAAGAGGCCGCGGATTACGCTCAAGATATGGTTGATAGACAACAGAACATATCAGATGCCGACTTGCAAGGTAAACTTATGAATACCAAAGACCCATTGAAAAATGTAATGGTAAAAACGGTGATGCCATTTGCAAGCTTTAGAATGAATCAGACAATGAGAATGTATAGCGACTTGAAAACTACTTTTTCAAAAAAGGGTGAAGCTACAAAAGAAGACAGGGCAACCGCAAGAAGGTCACTTGCAGGTTATGCCGTAGAAATGGCTACGTTTAAGTATTTGCAATATGTTATTGCTTCTACGTTAGCAAATGTCGCAGTTAAAGCAATGGGTATAAATGAGACAGATGATGATAAAAAGAAAAGAGAAGAGATATTAAAAAGGTCTCAAACTACAGGCATGGTTACTGATGTACTTTCTCCATTGCCTATGTTGGATGTTCCGGTAGCTGTAGCTACTGATAAGGTAATGAGTTATTTTCAAGATTTAGAGAACATAGATGACGAGGATAAGTTTCATCTCATGACGAGTATTAAGAAAAATGGAGCAAAGTCTTTGGGTTTATATGGTATAGCTATTGATAAAGCCGATCAAATAATTGAGGCGTTTGAAATATCTACAACCGGTAAGTATATAGATGAGTACGGAAGAGAAAAATATGTGTCAAATAAAACCGCTAGTGCGTTAGGAGATGTTGCATTATTATCTACAGGTAGTTCTCTTATTGGCTTTCCTGCGGAGATGAACGCTATTCTTAGAAACTCACTTAGATTAGCAAAGAAAAATAGTAGCACAAAAGAGGGTGGTAAAGAAGCTTCTGTTCGTCAATCATCAGAAAAAAAAGCAGAGGTTTTTAAAAAGAAAGAAGCTAAAATGAAAGAAGAGGTAGAGGCGCTTAGAAGAATGTTAAATGATGAAACAGATGCTACTAAAATAAAAGAAATAAGAGTGATGATAAGAGAGGCAAAGGAGGCCCCTTATAAAAGAACCGAACAAAATGAAGAAGAGAAACTAACAAGAAAGGAAGAGAAAGAAAAGTTAGAAGAACAGCTTCAAGGATACGATAGCAAATCTGATATGAAGAGATACGATCCTGACCTATATGATAAAACATTTGGAGAAGAAGACGATGCAGAAAAGGAAGTCAAATCTGATTTAAGAAAAGAAAAAAGGCAGATGAAAGATGAAGAGTATAATTATCATAAAAGTAAAAAAAGAGCAAAGAATAAAGACGGAACTTATAAATCAAGTTACCTAAAAATTAAGTTAAGAGGATACTAAGTAAACCTAATGTACTTAAATTCTTTTTGTTTGCTATAATAAACAATGAGCTCAGAGTCGGAAATGATTTCCCCTCTGAGCTCGTTTGCTTTGGCATATATTATCCCATCATCACAACACCATATAATGAGAGGGGTTATTCTTTTATCAAATAGCTTTACAAGTTTCTTTGCCGGTATAGGAAGAGGATATGATGTGACCATTGTTCTTGCCCTGCTAACAACCTCAGCATAAGCAATCAGCTTGTTATCTTTATCAAAGACTTTATAGTCTACATCTTGGGGGTCAAGCTTTTGGTAGGAACCGCTGAACATATTTACAAACAATTCTATTGCTTTTTTTTCTCTTCTTAGGTCTTCAGGCGTATCAAAAGTCATCATCTTCTAATGCTTTTAAAATAAATTTGATTTCAGTTATAATTAGTTTAGCGTCTTTATTTACGGAGTTAAAATCTCTATCTACTAAATTCTCATAGATGTTAGATAGGGTTATGTGACAATGATGAATCCTTAGGTGTATCCTATAGGCCCTATCATTATCAAGATTTTTATTTTGCTCCATACTTTACTCGTTAAACATTTCATTGATTTTCTTTTTGATTTGATTCTCCTTACCCACAGGAGTACGGTTTTCGATTAAATTTATAATATCACTAAGCCTATCGTATTTCTTTTCTATCTTTTTGATTTCCTCGTATTGAAACACTAAGTCATCAATTTGGTTCCTTAAAGATAACACTTCTCTAACTAAGTCTCTGTCAGTGTGTAACACCAATGGTTCTCTATTCTCTAGGAACTTATTACGGCAGTTTATATAGATGTCCATAATCTTCCTATCCGTCTTTATCAGGTTAGATGCCTGAATAATATAGTGCATTATAGTAGAGTGGTCTTTATATAGGTAGTTGCCTATTGACTTAAACGTATGTCCTCTCTCTCTAATTATCTTTGAGAAAATCATACGACAATCTACCACATCTCTTCTTCTATTTTTAGATAATAAATTTGTTGAAAATGCTCCTTCAACAATGCTTTTAAGCAAATCCATATCCGATAGTATTGTTTGTTCGTCTTGCGTTTTCATCCTTTGTGTATTTCTGTTTTGATTTGATATGATTCGAGTTCTTTGATTCTAAATTCCTGTAGTTTACTGAGTCTTCCATTAGGTCCTTTTACTTCAACGAATAATACATCTGAGCCGGGAGGAATGGCTATAAGGTCAGGTATTCCATTCTTATTGGTACTGATAAGCTTAATAACATAATACCCCTCAGCTTCTAACTCCTTTATTTTCTTCGACTGTATTTGTTGCTCTCTCATTCTTTCCTTGTGTTATGCACTCATCTATACATTCATCTAGTGCCTTGTTGTAATAGGTTTCCCACAAAAACACAGGATTTTCTATTTTCTTTTCTCTTATGTTTCTGAGGATTTGCTTTACTTCTTGTGTCATTTTTTGGTAGATTTTCCGTTCTGACCATTTCTTGCTCTGTTGTTTCTAGCACTTTCTGATATAAGCTTACCAACTTTAGTATGGCTCATATCCTTACCGTCTCCGTTACCATAAGTCCCTGCCTGTCTGTTGGCTTTATTAAGTTCTACCCTGTACTTCTTTCTTTCATCAGTGGCAGCATACTTTTTATCGTATGCTATCTTCTTTTTTCTTCTCTCAGGAGACATATTTAGTTTGTCATATGATGGGTGCTTCCCTGCTAATCCGTTTCTTTTATTTTCCATTTTTATCGTCTTTAGAGTAAATAATAATAGTATAAATGTATCCAATACATGCAACTAAAAACATAGTCGCAGGTATTATTAAAAATTCTAGCATAGTGTTTTTTTGAAATGATTAATTGTAAAGTCTTTCTTTTTTGTAACAGCTTTATATATATCGTGCTCTATTCCTCCTTTGCTAAATATCCAATACACTTTATTACACAATCTGTCTTTTGTTGTCATCCTATCCTTTGACTGCCAATAACTTGTCGCACTAAAATCAATATTGTAATATACCAAATAATCAGCGGCCTTTAGCGATATGCCTTCCCTACCTGAAACTATTTGTAAAGCTATGATTTTATTTGTTTCGTTAAATTCATCAAGATTTGTTGTGATATTATCTCCGAACACCTGCTGAAGCGCGTTGAGTTCTTCCTTAAACTTATAGAAGATTCCAATCTTAAATCCATCAAAGTGCTCCTTGATAAACTCAGCCTTAGTCAGGTCAAGTATCATTGAGTTACCGCTCTCAAACTTTATAGTTCCTGAACACAACTGATGTACCTTCATCATAAGTTTAACAGGCGTGTCGGCGAGTATCACATCATCCTTTCCTTCCACAATCAAGTCACGCTTAAGCTTCTTGATTATATTATAAGTCGATGGCTTCATAACAACCTCAAGCACCTCTTCTATAGTCTCAGTCATAAACCCGGCCTCTTGCTGTGTGTAGTTGATGGTATATGGTCTCATCTTATCAAGTATCGTCTCATACGCATCAGTGTAGTTACGTATCATAAGCCCATTCACTTTCTTTTCCTTAACCTTAACATACTTATCGCAAAATCGATAGAAGTTAGGAAACTCAGCAAAAGGATTTCCCGGTATGGCGTATACCTGATGGTACATCTGAGAGTAAGACTCAGGCGTTGGTGTTCCTGATAGGAGTATTACTTTTGGTCTTAGCTTTCTTATAAGGTCTCTAACCATAGTTGACCTTTTGTTAGGTTTAGGAAATGCTCCGCAATTATGAACAAGAATATTTTCTGCTAAGTAATTATGATTATCTTCTACTTCTACATCATAGACAATACCATCTTCACACAACTCGTTAATTCTTTCTGTATCTGAAAGTTTGATAATCTCAATACTTTCCACCCTTTCAAACTTAATAGTTTTTCTTTTCGACTGTCGCATTCTTTTATTTTTTTTGAGTTATGACTACTTCCATCTATTTCTATTGCTATCTTATAAAATCTACTTGCTATATCTATTTTATAATGATATGGAGAATTAAAATCTTTTGTGTATGGAGATGTCTTTTCTATTAATTCCATTACAAACGAGTTATCTATTTTAGATAATTCATTATACATTGACAATTGATGAATTGTAGCCACCCTTCCATTCCCTCCTTGAATTTTAGGTTTATGATTTATTTTTTTTAATGTATTAGATACTTTTATTCTTGTGTCTTTACTAGACATTGGGTTATTACTTGTCATTCTTTTAGAAGACAACTCATTTGTGCATTTTTTAGAACACGTAAAAATTTTATGCTCCTTTGTATTCTTAAATAACAGACTACAATTTTTACATTTAAAAGTTTTTGCTTTATCATACAGTTCTTTAGTCTTATAATTCATGATCATCATAGAGCAACTTTTGCTGCAAGAGTTGCCTTTTGTTTTACCTCTTAAAAATTCATATATCTGATTATGGCTTAGTTTATTATTACACCACCTGCAAATCATCTGAGGGTAAGATGTCTTTTGCTTTAACCCATCCTCTTTTGGTATATATTTCGTGACTTTCGGTACATACGATTTCTTTTCCATTACATTTTATTTTAACTAAGTTTTCGTCTAATTTGTTTTTAAAAACATTTACAACTTTCTTTTTTTCATATCTGTTTTCTTCAAAGTTAAAACTATTTAGGTAATAGCCCAATTTTATGTCCTTTATTTTTATTCCATCAATTAGGGTGTTTCCCAAAAAACAACAGTGAGCTTCATCCAAAATAATTAAATCCCATTTGCTATCGTTTTGTACCGTGTGCAAGCTTTCGTAATTGATGATAGTTATATCGCAGTCAGGACTGAGCGCTTTGTAGTCGGCAGCAATAGATGTAACTGCTTTCTTCTTTGTGATAAATAAAACAACCTTTGCGTTTATTTCGTTTGCGATTCCTAAACTCGTAAGCGTCTTGCCTGTACGTACTTCCATGGCTAAGTACAAGAAGCCATGCTTCTGTATTATCTCAACGCCTCTCTTTATGATGTCACGCTGATAATCTCTAAAGTCAAAATCGTTCTTTGCATAATGAGAAAGGCTATTATTAATCTTCTCAACAATAGCCTTATCTTCTTTGTACTTAGGTATCTGAATTGTCTGAACGGTTTTACCTCTGCCTATCTTAGCTTCTTTTGATTTTGACATAACTGATTTTAATATTTCGCAGTGCTTCAGCATATCTGTATTGCTGTATCCTAATCTCCTTTCTATTATTTCCATTACTTTCTAATTCTTTTGTTACATACTCCGCACCTCATTCTGCGTGCGTATTCTTTTATGTTTGGGTAATCGCAGTCGCACTCGCTTCCTTTTAGACAACCATTATCGTTGTAGTTCTGCTCTATATAACTTACAAGGTCTGAACATATCTCATACATGTCATGGTCTTGAAAGTATATAATCATCATTTGTATGTCATTGAGTTCAGGTTCTGCATCAGGTATGTGTGCGAATACTCCTATGCCTGATTGCACTACTGTATCTATTGATACTTTATCCATAATCAAATTGTATGAGTTCATCATTCCAACATGCATTGTTTGTTGTTTATTCATAATCTAATTGTTTTTGATATTCAGAATCTTGTTTCTTTCTTATTATTATCCAACGGCCTGCTTGGTCTCTACCTTCCTCCGGCATCACGCCTTCCTTATAGATTGCATAAGACACTAACCATTTGTAGAAACGTGTTCTGCTTATAGTCATCTTAGCCTTCGGTCCGTAGTCAGGATACTCGTCTATAAAGTTATAGTATAAGTCGTTCTTGTATAACCGTATGCCTGAGTCAAGCGACATACTTCTGTCCTGACCATGAACAAGTCCGCACCATTCGATAAACTCGTGGCAGCTCTCTGCTGATAGTTGTCTTATCTTTAAGTTGACAAACTTTGACTTGACAAGTCCTGTCTTCAGGTAATCTTTTAAGCATCCAATCATGTAGTTGTCAAACTCACACCAATCGTCATCGTTCCAATCGCCAAACATCAGCTTACCAAATTCATCAAGTGGCGTAAAAGCCTTTGAGTAAAACTGATGTAACTCTAACTCCCACTTACGTCTTGCGAATGAATTGCCAGCACCTTTGATAGCGTAGTTAGTTGTTATAGCTATCTTAGGCGACCTACTGAATGGTATCTTAATAGCGTCCTTGTTCTTCTTCTCTAGCGTCAATCCTTCTGTAACGACACTGAATAGTCGCTCGAAGTCAAAATGTTTCTTCACGTCATCAAAGCAAAGTATCTGCGTATCTGCTGACACCAACTGATAAGCGAAGCTTCTCTCAAAGGCAAACGATTTGCCATCTATAACCACGAGCTTCTTCATCTTGCTTAGTGCGTTCATAATTAAACCCTTGCCTGTACCTCCCTCAGGATTGTCGCTGATTACTTCGTCATTTAGGATTACCGCAGGACAGAACGATAGGTTCTTGTATCCGTGCATAAGGAATCCCATTGTGCTCTCCATAGACTTGACTCTGTTCTGATCTCCGCCATTGATGTTGCTGATAAACTTCTTGAAGTCACATCTGCTAGTCACGCTGCATAGGTTAAAGTTCCTGTCAATAACATGGTCTTTCCATACGTAACCACCAAGGTCAAGGTAGTCTATTGGTATAATCTCATCCTTAGTAACCTTAATGCCACAATTCTTGTAGTACAGGTACGAAACGTCCTTATTGTCCTCGATGAAGTATATGTCAATGGTTGATAGCATAGACAAAAACTCCTCCTTAAAGAACCGGGTGTTGTCAGCAAAGTAATTGTATATGCTGATGTCGTCAATCTCTAACAAGTGAGTAAGTACGTAGTCCTTTATCTCTTTCTCTGAGGTATGGTCTATCAGGTTGTTCGTTACCTTAACAAAGATGTAGTTCTTGCCACCCTCCGGGCAATACTTGTAGAACCCTGAGTCCTCCAAGAACTGCTTGAATAGTATGTGTACTATCTTGATAACTCCCTTATCGTTCTTTGTCCAAAATGTTTGCTTTGCGTTCTCTTCCTCAATCTTATTAAGGACTGCGTCTATTATATCGCTATCCAAGTTGGAGTCTTGCATTTGGAAGCGAATCTCTTTTTTTGATACACCACGTCTAATCTTTCCCTTTATCTGATTGATACGCTCCTCATCCTCGTAGTACTTAGTTCCGAAGTTTGAGGTATTCTTGTATGCCGAGTCAATCGTAATGGCTATCTCCCTGATAGGGAAGTCGCTAGTAGCATACTGATTCAGCACGTAGGACGCAAGGCTTTTGTTAATACCGAAGTCATTAAATGCCATAGCTAAAACGTAGGCGTTGTGGTTACGTTGCCCCTCATGCATTGGGTACTTAGTTGTCCACCACTTAACAAGTATCTCTACTATCTTATTCTCATCCGTGATTGGTATAGTAGGGGAGTCTTTAACCTTGCTTACCTCGTTGTATTCCGGTTCCTCTATGAGGTCCCAAATGGACGAGTTCTCGTTTACGTGTATTAGAGGGTCATAGGACTCATAACACACTCGACTAAGGTTCTTACTCGTTTTGTCAAAGAAAGGCGAATTAAAGTGCCTTTCTAGCGAATTGAAGTAGTTTGTATGATTCTCAGGGTCGGCAGGTATCTTTACGAGCACCTTTAAGCCATCTCCTGAGGGTGATATGAATACTGAGTAGACGTACTTGCTTCTTGATAAGTTCTCCTTATCCTGCAGTAGGGTCTTCTGCTTGTCGTATCCATCAAAGTCCAAGCATAATAGTCCGCTGTGCTCTATGAGTGCATTGTCAGCCCTCTTATTAAACGTACCGCTGAAGCATATAGCCGGCAGTAGCTTCTTCATCTCATTCCTATCTGACTTGCTCTTCTCTAGTCTAATCTTCTTTATGAGTTCCTTTGTCGCTCCATCCTTAATCCTTTCAAGGATTGCCTGAACAGGCCTGAAGAAGGGAGTATCAGTGTCTCTGATGTTTTTAAATATAGTTATGTCATGTAATGCCATGTTATACCGTTTTTATGTTTGATTAATTTTTGTAACTAATTGATTACTATTACTAATGTCTTTTATGTCGATTTTAAATTCAAAACGTAATTAATAAAAAAGAAAAGAGTATATAAATATATATAGAAAGAGTAGGGGGTCTTTATTTATCATTATTGGCATAGTAAAGTGGTAAAAAAAGGGGAGACTAGCTCCCCATTTTTAGGCTTCGGTAATAGGTTAGAACGGCAACTTATCGTCATCATCAGACTCAATAGCCTCTTTTACTTTTGGTCTTGATGATTTTTTACTAACGCTACTGCTGCTGTCTGAATCCTTACCTGCTGAACCTTTGGGTTCAAACGTATCCAACTCAACGTAATGATTCCCACTACGTGCTGTTTTAATACTTAGGTTAATCCATCCTTTCTTGTCATGCTCACGCATAAAAGCGATAGCGTCATCTACTTTCATTGAAAGTCTTCCAACTACAAAGTCGGGTGCGTTTTCATTTCTTTTGAAACTGAATCCGTCTGCAAAGATTTTTTCGTCTTGTGCCATTTTTTTTAATTTTTAAATTTGCCTCAGTCTATTTATCTTATCAGTACACCCCTGAGGCTAAGTAAACTGACAAGCATTTTAATCTAGTGTTTCGTCAATATAGTAGTTAGCGATATCGTCATGTGAATCATCGCTAAAGAACTTGTTATATACTTCAATAGCTTTTGCAACCTTCACCTCACCACCTTTAATGAAATTTTCTGTAGGTCTGAATATCCCGAGTTGACCGGTACCTTTGTCGATAACGTAGAAAGCCAACGGACGTCCAAATAACTGCTGATAGATGTAACACTGAGAGTCATAGTTATATGACTTTGCTGACCATTTGAATTTGTGTACATCACTTGTTGTTTTTAAGTCTATGATAAAATCATTCCCTACTATGTCAGCTTTACCTTTCCAATTCATACCATGAATAACTCCAATGGAAGGCACCTCAAATTCGTTTCCCGGAGCGTAAATATCGTCATAAAATTGAATATTGCCTCTAATTATTGAGACAAGTTTTTTAATTTCATCTTGCTCCTTCTTTAACATACAAAAAGCTATGTTATTGTCCTCACAATAGTTCTTGTATTCTTTCGTTGTGCGTGTACTTACGTCCACAACATGAGCAACATCAGCCTTTTCAGGCTCAAGAAGAAGCTGATGAAAATAACGTCCATCAGCAAAATTCTTGTTGTCTTCTCTTGGTTTTCCAAAGTCCTTAGGATTGTTAAGCAGGATTCCGATGTCAGAATTGGATAGGTAATTCTTTCCAATGCCTGAATAATATTCTTTGTCGTCTTTTAATTTTTCTATGAGTTCACTTTGTAGTGTATCAAAAATCATATTTTCCATGGATTAAGATTTATCGGTTAAAGATGATAGTTCCTTTACTACTGCAGGACTAAGTGCGTACTTCCTTGACAACTGCTGCTTGATTTTCTCAAAGCCTAACTCCTTGTTAGTCTCAACATACTTAACTACGTTGTCCCAATTCTCTGATCCCTTGCTTAGCGTAATTAACTTAACTGCCTTATCAGTCTTGTCTGCCTTTGCAGGTGCGTCAGTAGTCAACTCAGGTACATCTTCGCCTGTCCATAGGCTTAGTCCAAGACCATGCATAGCGATAGCCTTAGCTGTGCTACGCTGTATAGCCTTGTTAACGTCCATTGATGTTATCTTCTCAATAGGTATGGCATTGTTTCTGAAGTCCATAATAGGTAGGTAATCTACGTGCTCTAAGTCGCCGATAACTATACCTACCTTTACCCAAGCAGTCCTACCATCAGTAAAGTAATTGAATCCGGTGTGGTCATGCTCATACACCCTACGCTGTGCGTCAGGGTAATTAGCCTTTAGCGTTCCCCAAGCGTTTGCCCAAGACAGGTAATCAAGATTACCCTTACGCTCAATTTTGTCCTTTACGCTAATGGACGAAAGCGTTTGAAAGATTGAATTTTTGTCTGCCATGTTGTTTGATTTGATTTGATTATTATTTAATAGTGATTCTCTTGTCTATCTTAGATATCAACGATAGGTAGTCAGGGTCTTTATCAACCTTTTGCTTTGCTATCTTAATACCATAAGTAATTGGGAAGAAGCCAACCTTGTAGCCGTTGTCCTCCATGTACTTCTTGATGTACGATACGGCAATCATCCTTTTGTTACACAGATAGTATAACAAGTGACGTGCTTCTGATATCGTTCTTGTCTTGTTCTTTGAGAACAAATCCTCCTTATCTATGCCTGACATGTCGGCTATAGTAGAGGCATACTGATTGAAGATGTCTGATTTCATTTGATTTGATTTGTTTCCACAAAGATAGTGGAATTGTTTATAAATACAGCAATTTAATTTATATTATTTTTATAATTCCCATTGTCGCTGTTGATACACATATGGTTGTTTGATGCTGTTATTGTTATCGTGCCGGTGCTAATGAAAGCCTCTAAGTTATTGATGAGGTCTTTATTAGGCTTGGGCATTTTCTTCTCGTCTTGTATTATTTTTTCTATCGTTGTCATTGTCTTTGTTTTAATTGTTATCTATAATTAAATAGGCGAAGTTAATTGCGTGAATATATTAGTTAGGCGAAAGAGCTACGTTCATCATAAATTGAAACTTTGCCTTCCAAAATATCATTTGTTCTTTTTGACATAATATGAGCAAATTCAACTTGACAAAATATGCCACATTCACCAGTTACTAAATCGGTTGGGTTTCCTGCCTTTGGGTCTAATTCATCTAAATAAATTTTACCTTCTTTATTCTTTAAGCAACTTGCACCTACTTCTCTTTCAGCTTCTGCCATTTGCTTAAATATTTCGGGAAAATCAACTCTTATTTTGTTCCAATATCCTGCACCACCTTTTACACAACCTATACAGTTATTGTTATTGTAACCAAGTTTATACATCGTTGGTATATCAATTCCTGCACCTGCTAATATTCCTGCACATTCATTCTTTGAT